TCTGGTCGTTTAGCGGATCAAAAATCTGTTGTCAACTTCCGTGAGCACTCAAGAGACGCACTTGCATACGCAATGGCAGATAGAATGGACCAAATTGCATTCTTAACCTTGGCTGGTATTGACTACAACAGAAAGAACAACAACATCGGTGGTTCTGCTGCGACTAGACCAGTATTGGGTTCAGGTGCTAACTTGTCTGATCTTGCCTTTAATGGTGATGTAACTGCTCCTACTTCTAACAGACACAGAAGAGTAGACGCAACTAATGGTTTAGTTGCTGGTGACACTTCTGCTTTAGCTGCTACTGACAAGATGACTTACAGTACTATTGTTGAGTTAAAAGCTTTTGCTAAAGACCAATACATTAGAGGTATGAGAGGAAATGGTAATGAAGAGATGTATCATCTTTTTGTTACTCCACAAGTAATGGCTGATCTGAAACTAGATTCTGACTTCTTAGCTAACGTAAGAAGCGCTGGTATCAGAGGACCAAACAACGAACTATTTGCTGGATCTTCTAGCTTAATGGTTGACGGCGTTATGGTTCACGAATTCAGACACGTACCAAACACTTCTCAAGGTACTTCAGGTACTCAGAAAGGTGGATCTGGTAGTGATGTTGACTTCGCTGCTAACCTATTCTGTGGAGCTCAAGCTCTTGCTATGGCAGATATCGGTTTGCCTGAAATAGTTGAAGACACTTTCGACTATGGAAACCAAAACGGTATTTCTATCGGTAAGATCATGGGTCTTAAAAAACCAGTCTACAACTCTGACATTTCTGGTCAGAATGAAGACTTTGGTGTAATCAGAGTAGATTGCGCATTTTAATTAAGATTGGGGTGGTCTTCGGACCACCTCTTTCTACTAAACAGGAGTTTTAAATGGAAGAAAGAAAAACTATGAAAGTTATCTCGGAAACAGATTTATATGTATCACTAAAAACTGGTGATGCTGTTCGTTTATATGCAGGAGAAGCAAGAGAATTTCCAGAGTATATTGGATATGCTTGTTTACAAGCTGGGGCTAAAGAAGTAAGAGAAGAGCCCAAAGCTAAAACAATGGAAGATGTTATAGAAGAAACTACAGAAAAACCAAAGGCAAAAGCTAAAACAACTAAGAAAAAGTAGATGGCCGGTACGTTACAAGCACAGCATATTTTATCCAGGGTACGTAATATACTTCAGGATAATACTGGTGTGCGTTGGACCGATGGCGAGTTGTTTGATTATTTAAGTGATGGTCAAAGAGAAATTGCTAATTTCAGACCAGATGCTACTGCTACACACGCAAATGTACAGTTAGCAACTGGTACTGAACAAACAATACCCGCAGATGGTTTAAGGTTAGTAAAAATAGTAAGAAATGTCGCAAGTACTTCTGCTAGCGCTACTGGTGGTAGAACAGTTAGAGTAGTATCAGAAGATTCTTTAAATAGCACCGAACCAAACTGGCATGATCCGACTGTATCTGGTGATGCTACCCACGGCACTGAAGTAAAACACTATATTTTTGATGGTGATGACCCTAGAGTGTTTTATGTATACCCGGGAGTAGCAGGTAATGCTTTTGTAGAGGTGGTGTATTCTAAAAACCCAACGAGTATTGGTGCAGCCACAGATTTAATACAAGTAGATGATATCTTTGCAAACGCACTAATAAACTATGTTTTATATAGAGCATATTTAAAAGATGCTGAATTCGCTGGTAACCAACAACGTGCCGCTAATTTTTATAATATTTTTAATCAAAGTTTAGCTAGAGGCGGGGTAGTTAGAGATGCGGTACAACCCGACCAAGGAGTGATGAATGGCTAGTTTTGATTCATTAATTAAAGATGTTTTACCATATGTTCCAGGTTGCCCTGATTCATTAATAGAAACTACATTACGTTCTGCAACTATAGAACTTTGTGAAAAAAGTAAAGCTTTTACTCATGACCTAGACCCGATAACTACTATATCAGGAGTTTATGAGTATGAGTTTGACCAACCAGCTGGTACAGATGTGCATCAAATATTATGGGCTACTTATGATGGCAATGATTTAGACCCGATTAGTCCAAGAAGTTTAGAATTAAATTACCCTGATTGGCGAGATAAATCAGGTATACCAACTGTGTATTTACAAAAAACACCAGATACTTTCTGGTTAGTACCAGTGCCTAATGCAAAAAATGTAAATGGTTTGCTATTAAATGTAGCGTTAAAACCTAGTAGGACTAGTAATAATATAGATACTAATTTTAGTAATGATTATCGAGATGGCATTGTTTATGGTGCTGTTTATAGGTTATTAAGAATGCCTAGTAAAGAATGGACAGACCCAGTAGCCGCTGCTGACTATTTTAACTTGTTTCAAGCTCAGGTATCTGATGCAGAGTTAAGAGGTAGAGGCGGTAATATTGGTGTGAAAAGAACAGTAAAATACAAAGGTGCAGGTTTATCCCCAAGGAAGAGGTATGGACGATATGGCAAAGAGTTGGACTATTAATGGTAAGGTCTTTGAATACATTCCATTAGAGGATGTCAAAGTTGCTTACAATACAATAGAACCAGATCTCAGGAAAGTAGCCGAAAAGTCTTACGCTGATTGGATACCCGCTGATGTGTACGCAGCATTGCGAAAAGGCAGTTCTGAGTTATACATGGTATATGAGGATAATTACTATGCAGGTTTTGTTATAGTATCAATTTTAGATGATGCTGGAGGAGAAAAAACACTATATATTTGGGTTGCTTATAGTAGACCCGGATATAATATAATAGGCGCAGGTGTAGAGTTTTTAGAAGGTCTAATACAAAACACCAGCATAACAGGAATGGAGTTTCATTCTGACCGTTCTGGATGGAGTAGAGCGGCTAAAAAGCACGGATTTAAAGCAGTAACAACAGTTTATAGAAAGGAAGTGTAATGGGTAGTAAACCAAAGGCTCAAGAATACAAACCGAGTGAAACAGAAAAACAACAGGCAGCTCAAGCACAGGCTGATCAAGCGTTTTTTGAACAATCGTATGACCCTTTGTTAAGGCAAATGCGGGATGAATCATTAAAAACTGATACAGCTTCTACTTTACGTGGCCGTGCACAGGCGGATACTATGCAAGCAACTACAGGGAGCGGCCCTAATTTGGGTGTAGTCTCTGGTGTAGATACCACAGCCAATAGAGCCTTAGGG